GGCAGGTGTTTTCTATAGATTAAAGATTCATGTTCAACTTTTCCTTCTTTATATTTTAACATGGGTTTGTAATATCTTTCCACATTGTGTGCATATATCAAGGAAGCTAAATAAGCTGTTTGGTGGCTACAACCATTTGCGATAAGATCAATTTGCCAGTTAGCACACATGCACATATCGTCATAATAACCTAAGGCTTTAGGTCTGTATACCATTTGCCACAACAGCTTTTGAGAAGAAGGTAGACAAACCGTGCTAATGTACAGTATACTTACAATTTCAAAATAAGTAGTGCTAAATACAGTTTTCTTAGGTGATAATATATGATTGAAACATTTCTGGTACATTTCATACATGTAAAATATTTTTAATGCGTTTTCCATTGTAGTTGCGTCTATTCTAGCACCTGAATCATCACTATGTGCAATTGCATTGAATGTTTCCCCCGGCATCACAATTGTCATTAAATAACTAAAGTAAAGTTGGCTGGCAGCATGCATGAATGATGATAAATAGTTCCATATCCCCATGACAAAACCGAAGGGAACATCTATTGATAAAGCTGTGGTATTTGGGTTATTTATAATCATAGTCTTCCATTTCCAGTCCGCTCTACTCTTAGGCCATTCTTTGTAATCTAATGGCATTTTAAATCCATCTTCATGCATCTTCTGAATGTTTTCTAAACTCAGTAATTTTCTGAATTTTTCATTGTTTAATATCAATTTTTCTTTATGTACAACATATTTCACCTCCTTCACTCCTTGCATTTCAATTTCATAATCATATTTAAATTTGCCATCATCAGTTTGATATGCCTTATTGTTAGCAAGAACATTGATTACATTTTGTCTGAAAACGTACTTTTTATCAAAATACTTTGAAGCTATGTATGTAAACTGTTCTAAAAATTCAGGTGGTAATGCATGTGACATTCCGGACATCATTAAGACGTATTTCGAAAAGTTTGCTTCAGGACCCCACCTTCTGCAATCCATTGTTAAAAAGAATTTTCTGGTCCCTGAAACATTCCTTTCAATTATTTTGTTGTGCACCCATTTCATCCTTTTATTGGATGGTATTGATATCATTTCATTAGGTAGTAGCGTACAAAGATACTTGAAGAATTTTTCCATTGTGCTTGTGAAAAGCTTAGTTTTATAAGACATAACATAAATTTCACGACCACCACCCC